AGCACGTCGAAACTCAAGTCCGTGTAGCTGCCCGGCTTGTGCGGGGTCTTGAACTGGTCCTTGACCGCCACCAGCACCACCTCGGCCGGATGGCCGGAAGGGTCCCAGCTGAAAATAAACGGCTCGTCGCGCACGTGCGCACGCCATGCCGGCAGCCACGAGGCGCGCACCCATGCCCACGTGACGAGCTCGAATCGCAGCGATTCCGCCCATTCCTCAAATTTCACCGTGCGCCCGAGCGGATGGCCGGATTCGCTGCGATTGTATTGCCCCTTGATCATGCGCCCCAGCGGATCGAAACCGCTGGAAAGATACGCCGGGATGTCGAGCTCGGCGCCGATCGCGGCGATGGCAAGGCTCGGCATGCTGGCGCCGCCGGTGATGTTGAGCCGCCAGTAGCGGTACGACGCGCTGGTGAAGTAGCGCACGAACGGGTCGTCGCTGGCCGGCGTGAGGCTGTCCACCAGGACGTTGCTGGCCGCGAAGTTGTCGGTGCTGGCGCGCAGTTCGATGGTGCAGGCGCGCGTGAAAAGATCATGCCCGTACACCGCCCAATAGCTAGCCGCCATGGCCGAGCCGCAATCGACCGTGACCGTGGCCGGCAGAGCCGTGGGCTTCCACCAGGTGTAGGGACGAAAGTCGCGCAGGTTTAGCACGCTGTAGTCGCCGGACGCCGTGGTGCTGGCCACCGGCGTGCCGTCATCCAGGCGGTTGTCGTGCAGGATTTTAGGGTAGTCGGTGGCCATTTAAGGTCGACCTACTTCGTTCGTCTGTTCATTTGATTCAGGCCGCCATGGTGCGCAGATTCACGCCGTCGCCCACCGCCTCATTGAGGCCTGGAATCAGGTTGTCGCGTATCCATGCGGCGCTGAATACTCCGCTATCGCTCTGGATGGTGATGTTCACATTGCGCGGCGCGGCCGTTTGCGACTGCGGCAGGCTGGGTGCCGTGGGCGCCGGCAAGTCCGGCACCATGGATTCCGGCGACGGAATGCCGCCCGGGCTGGCGTTGAAGGTGGGCGTGGCGCCGCCGCCGCCGCCGAATTTCTGGCTGCGGATGCGGTTGACGTTGGCCATGCCGACCGCCACCGCCAGCGCCGCCATCACCACGCCGAGAATAAACGGCTGCATGCTGAGCGCGTTGCTGGCGGCGAGATAGGTGTTGATGATCGCCTGGCCGATGGCGGCCTTCTTGCCGAGCTCGAATTCCTTCTTCTTGCTGGAATACATGAGCGTCGACAACTGGCCGAGCATGTTGCCCACGCCGGCCAGCTGGTCTCGGTAACTGCCCTGCATGAGCTTGGCGGTTTCCTTCTGCCAGGCGAACTGGCTCATGTACCGCTGGCGGTTGCCCTGTTCCTCAATCTGGGTGCGCCTGGTTTCGTAATCCGACTTGAGCAGGGCCGACTGCTCGTAGTACAGCTGCTCGCTCAGCAGGTTGTTGAGATACGCCTGGTCGAGCAGCGCCTGTTCCTCGGCGTACTTGATGGCCAGCGCCTCCTGCTTGGGCGCGATGCTGAGGTACAGCGCCTCCACCTGCTTCTGCAGCTCGGCCATGTACTTGGCGGTCTGCTCGGCCTCCTTGTCGCCGATGCCGGGCATGGTTTCGATGCCACCGGTGCCAGCCATGGCCTCGGCGCGCGCCGCCACCGCCTGCGCGGCGGTGGCATTGAGTTCCTTGAACTTGGCGATGATTTCGTCCAGGCCTTCGGACGGCATGCGCTCCATCACCAGCCGTTCCAGTTCGGCGCGGGTCTGTTCGATGCCGGCCGCCGATTCCGCCGCCCATTGCTGCAGCGCGGCGTTGGGTTTCACTTCGATGCCGGGCAGCAGGTCCGCCAGGCCGCGCACGCCGTTGACGATGCTGTCGATGCCCTGGATCACCACGTTCTGCAGTTCGTACCAGCCCTGCTGCAACAGCTTCCACACCACATGCAGGCCGTGGAACATGTCCATGAGAAATCCCACGGCCTTGACCGCCGCCTCCATGGCGGTGCTGATGTGGCTGCGGAAGCCGTCGGCCTCGACGCTCGATTTCGTCAACCAGTCGCCGAGCGCCTGGATGTATGGTGACACCTGCACGGCGATGGTGTTGCCGAGGCCGGCGAACACACTCTTGATGCGCGTCATCGAATCGTTGGCGATCTCGATCTTGGCGGCATCCACGCGCGACAACGCCAGCCCCAGCGCCTTGGCCTCGGCAGCCGCGGCCTTGAGGCCGTCCGAGCCATCGGCCATGAGGTTGATGATGCCGGTGGCGCCGCGCCCGAAAATATCCTGCGTGAGGTTCAGGCGCTGCATGTTGTTGTCCATACTCATCAGCGCGTCGCTGATGCGCATGAACGCCTGATCGGCCGGCAACTGGCTCAACTCGCGCGACGACAGCCCGAGCGCGCGGAATGCCTCGTCTGCCTGCTTCGATCCGCCGGCCGCCTCGGCCAGCGTCTTGCTCATCTTGCCGAGGCCGGTATCCAGCTGTTCGGCCGAGACACCAGCCAGGTCGCCGGCATAGCGCAGACCCGCCAGCGCCTCGGTGGTGATGCCGAGGCGGTCGGAGGCCTTGGCGAGCGCGTCGGTGGCGTCCATGCTGGCCTTCACCAGCGCGCCCATGCCGCCCACGCCGACCGCGCCCAGCACCGCCGACTGCACGCTGAACAGCGCGCTGCCGATCTTGCCGAGCCCCTGCTCTACCGACTTGAACGCGGCCGCCGTGGCGTCGCGCGCGGTGATCAGGAATTCGGTTTTTTCGGTCATGGTCCCGTCCGGTTACTGGCGTTTGGACTGCTCGCTCAACACCCGCGCCTGATGGCTGTCGATGACCTCCATGGCCTCGCGGTATAGCGCCGGCTGGTCGTAGAGCCCGCCGGCGAACGGCAGGAGGCGGTTCTTGTAGTGCCCGTAGAGCCGCATGAATTCGTGCGAGGCGGCGGTGATCATCGGCAGCAGGCAGGTGCGCGATTCGAGGCCGATCTCGGCAATGGCGAACATCGGGAACGGCGCCGGGTTGGATTCATCGCAATGCCGGTGAAACCGGCAGTTTCGGCAGTCGAACTTGTCGCGCTGGGCCGCCACCTCCACCGCGATAATCAGTTTTTTGCCTGTTCACCGTTGAGGCGCGTGGCCTCCATGATCTTGCCGAACAGTTCCATGGTGAGAGTGATACCCAACCGCTCGATGTTCTCGGCGGCGTCCTTGGAGTGCATCACTTCCTCGCCGGACGCGTTGCGGAATCCGCTCCACCCGAGCAGTCCGGACTTGATGCCGGACTGGATGGCGCGGCGCGTCCAGTTCATGGTCTTGTTTTCCACGTCCAGCGTGGCCAGGCCCTGCACGTCCAGCATTTCGCCGGTGGTGAGTCCGCGTAAGCGGAAGCTCACTTCCTCGCCTTCCGGCGAGTAATCGAACGGCAACAGCGGCGCATTCTCGCGCGCGATAATCTTCATGAAGCAACTCCTTGGGCGAAACGGCGTTTCAGGTAAAGGCGAGGCTCACTTCGTCGTCGCCGGTCGATTCTACGGCAGCGAACTTCACTTCCCGGGTCAGGATTCCCTCGCGGTCGCCGGCGGCGATCTCGGTGTACACCACGGCCGGCATGTTGACGGCGTAGCGGTTGCCGGCGGTGGCACCGATGGTGCCGGTGGCAAGCGCGTAGGACGCGCTCGACCGCCACTTGGTGATCCAGTCGTAGGTCGCGACCAGCGTGGCCTCCGGGTCCACGCTGCCGGTGACGTTGCGGCCGGTGATGCGGATCTCGCCGTAGCCGTCGGTGGCCGACAGGTTGTCGGGCTTGGCCACTTCCAGACCCCAGTCGCAGTCCAGCTTGCTGATCACCGCCGCGTAGCTATCCATGCTGAACGACGCGCCGATTACCGGCACCGGCACGGTACTGTTGTAGGTGGCGCTGGCCAGCGCCACGTCGGTCGGCACCGCCACGTGCCCGGTGAAGGTAAAACTCAGCTTGCCGGTGGCGCCGGTCTGCAAGCTCATGGTGACGGCGCCACGCGCGCCGGTGATGATGTACTTGAGCCCGTCTTCGAAGTAGTAGAACGTGAGGCTCGAATGGTTGCTGCTCGCGGCCTTGTAGGTGACCGAGGTCGAGGCCACCACGGTCTCGCCGAAGCCGCAGCCCTTGAGCAGCACGCCGAGTTCGGGTGCCGTGCCGGCGGCGCCGCTGCCCTTGAGTTCCACATCGAAGGTCAATTGCGCGAGCGTGCCGGCATAGACGGGTTTGAGCTTGCCGAGGCTGGACCGCACCGGCATGCGCTCGGCCATGCGCGCGCCGTCGTAGGAAAACGAAAGGTTTTCCACCAGCACCGCATTGGTGCCTTCCACCGGCACCGCGTCGGTGTTGTAGGTGGTCTCAACCTTGGCGAGCAGGACGGCTCGGGACTTGAGCATCTTCGGTCTCCTTGGTGTCCGGCGACGCCGGCAGTGTGGGTTCGACGATCGTGGTGACGCCCTCGCTGACCGTGTAGGTCACGCGCGGCGGAAGAACTGCTCCTGCGTTTTCCGCATTTCCGCCATCCCTGGCGGTCAGCACTTCCGCCGGCGGCGCCGGCGTGGGTTCTTTCTTGGACATAGGTCTCCTTACGCGCCCGGGTCGGTGCGCGAACGGCGATAGTGAAACTTCCATTCCATGCGGAGCGCGGCGGAAGGCTGGTCGCCCTCGCCGGAGAGTTCCGGCGCCGACGAATCGCCCTCGATGGTGTTGAGCACGTAGGTCAGGCCCTGGGTGTAGTCGGCCTGCAGGGCCTCCACCACTTCCTCGCGGATGGTGTTGAGCACGGTGTCCACCTGGCTGCTGGAGGTTTTCACCACCGCCTCGACGAACACCGTGAGTTCGCAGTCGTACTTGGCCTGGCTGTACTGGCCGATGACCTTGTCCTCGCCCTGGTACACGCTGAGCGCCGGGAACGCGGTGAGCGCGTACACCCGGCCGCGATGCACGCGCGCGCCGGTGGTGACGAGTCCGGTGACCTTGGTCACCACGGCGGACAGGATGCTTTCGGCGCGGTGCGTCAAGGCTGTCGCCCTGCTGCGCGCTGCGCGCTCGCTCGTCTGGACATTTGATTCAGCTCCGCAGCAGCAGCATCACCAGCCCGGTGCCGTCCGGGTGTACTTCCGTCACCGTGTAGGTGGTGCCATTGATCACCAGCGTGTCGTCGGCCGCCGCGGCCGGCAGGTTCGCCAGCTCGGCCAGTGCCATCGGCTGAGTGCTGGCGATGCCGGCCGTGCCGGGCGTGTCCTGATACCAGGCCTTGTCGAAGATCACCCGCACGGTGTCGGTGCCGTTGTACAGGGCGTCCACGGCGAACCCCTGGGCGCTGTCGAAGAACGTCGTGAAGTCCTCGGCGAAGGCCACGTCGTCAGACGGTCTTGCTGCGGCTCAGGCCCGTGGCGCCCACCATGAAACTCGGCGTGGTTCCGGCGATGGTGCCGACATAACAGATCCAGCCACGCACCGAACCGGCCGGGATGGTGATTTTCTGCTTGCTGTTCGACGCCGTGACCTGCGTGAACGTGGCGCCGGACACATCGGCGGCGCCGGTGCCGGAACCGTCGGTGGCATCCTGAATCTTTCCGTCCAGTGTCGGGCTGGTCCCGGAAACGGTGCCGACTTCCTGCAGGATGACGAGATCGCCCTCGTATTGGCGCACGTCGATCCACGATCCGGTGACGGTCGCGGTGCGCGCGGCGATGTCGGAGAGATTGATGACGCTGGCCGCCTGGCCCTCGTTGTTGAGCATGGTCTGTTCCTCGATGGTTCGCCGGCCGGTCGGCAGGCGCTGGATGATTTACTTCTTGTCCGGAACCTTGCCCTCGTCGCCTTTGGGCGCGGCGGCGGTGTGCGGCTCCGCCTTCTTGTTGCTGATGAGCTCGGCGGCGAAGGCGCGGTCGTAGCTGGTGACGGTGCCGGCCTTCACGGTAGTGCCGCTCACAAAGAACGGCCGGACGACCTTGACGGTGACTTTCTCGGGTTGCGTGGACATGGTGCGTTTCTCCGATGATTGAAAAGAATCTGGGGCGACCAGGGCCGCCCCAGATTTCGTATCGAGCAATGGATTGCTCAGGTGATGGTGGTGGCGAGCGAGAAGGCGCCCGCCTGGCGCACGCCGATGTCCACCGTCTGGAACGCCCGGATGCCGATGATGCCGGCCGGGAAGTTGGCATACGGATTCATGGCGATTTCCAGCACGCCCCACTCGCCGATCACGATCTGCGACCAGTCGCCGAACAGCATGTTGGCGGCCGGCACCTGCGTCGAGACCTCGGCGCGGTAACCGTTGAGCGTCTTTTCGTTGTTGGTGCCGCCCCACACGTAGTTGCCGACCGTGGTGCCGGTTTTGTCGCGGCCCTTGAGCAGGCCGCGCACCACCGGGGTGGTGAGGTAGGCCATGGTCTCGACATCGGCGTTGGCGCTCGCCACGTCGGTCTCGAACTCGACGATGCCGGCCCAGTTGAGCGAGGTGCCGGTGACCGCGCCGATGCCGGCGGTGTTGATGACACCGGTCGGCTGGCCGGCGGCGCCGGAACCGTTGAGCGCCGCGAGGTCGATGCCCAGCGCCACGACCTTGGACAGGTCGTTCATCACCATCATGTCGGCCGCCGGGCTCGACTGCATCATGAGCTGGCGGCTGATCTCGGTGTAGGCGCCGGCGTTCTTCGGCGTGAGCGCCAGCTGGCCGAGGGTCTGCTGGCTTTCGGTGATCGCCGTGGCTTCCGTCGACAGCCAGTACAGCGTGGCCGCCGCCGAGAGTTTCGGGATCGTGATGTTGCCCTTCAAACCCGGCAGGAAGAACGCGCCGAGCTGCGCCACCTTGGCGCGGGCACGCAGCAGATCGATGAAGCTGCCGGACAGGTTCTCGGTCGCCACCAGGTAACCGCCGGCGTTCGCGGTGGCGGCCGTGAGCTCGCGCTGCTCGCGATCGAGGGTCGGCCGCTTTTGCACTTCGTACGGCACATAGAAGCCGTTGTTCTGCGGGTCGCCGTGGCGCTTGACCAGCTCCTTGTGGCACTCGTACTCGAACGGCGCGCTCGACCAGTCGCGCGTATGCAGCGCGTTGATGGCGCGCAACAC